TTATGCCTGTACCAATTTTGTACCAATCAGGCTTTGCTCCAGCTTCCCGACCTCACTCCAGTCTTCACTGGAATTGATCCATCGGGCGTAAGTCGTCAGCAGCATTTGCACGCTGTGACCAAGCTGATTCGCAATGAACCCGAGGTTCATGCCTGCCATGAGGCACATGGTAGCGTAAGTGTGCCGGCAGTTGTATTGTCGTCGGGCCCTGATCTTCAGCGCGACGAGCGCCGCCTTGAAGTGCTTGTCGGTCACGCTGGCCTGCTGAATGAACTCGAAGTTCTTGGTCGGCGGGAATACGTACGGCGATTGTTTATGCTGGCGCCGACTCTGTTTCGCCCTCAACTCGGCCACGCACTTGGCCTCCTCAACGGCATTCAATGCCCTACTGTTCAGCATGACTCGGCGCGTCTCGCGTGTTTTCGTGCGCTCCTCGATCTTGTAGTCAGCCACGATTCTGCAAGCGTTGGCGACACGCCCATCTGTATCCACCTCATCCCAGCGCAGCGCCGCTATTTCCCCAGGCCGCATGCCGGTGTAAAAGGCGAACTCAAAATAGGCCGCGTATACCCGCATTGAACCGGTCAGCACTTCGTACAGGTGCCCAATGATCAAATCCGCCTCCGCTACCGTGAAAGGGTCAACCGGTTTCTTTGCCTTCACCGGCAGCTCAATTGAGCCGACCGGGTTCCTGGTGATCAGCTCATCGTTCACTGCGCACTCGAACATCGTGTGCAGGCGCTGGATCGCCGAGCGCTTTACCGTCGACGACTTCCACGGCGTCTCTCCGGCTATTTTCCGAAGCATTGCCGATGTGATCTGGTCAATCGGAAGCAGCGCAAGATGCGGCATCCAGTAAAGGTTTAGGGAGATTCGGTAGTTTTTGCGAGTTCCCCCTACTACCTCCCGGCTGTCGAGCCAGGTCTGTGCATACTCGCCAAACAGCGGAGTCGCGGAGTAGGTGGAATATGTCGAGTTCGGGAAAAGCTCGGCGTAACGCTTGTCGTCCATTACGCCGTGCTTGATTAGGCTGATTACTGTAGCGCGAAGATCTGCGGCCGCTTTGATGCCTTTTGGCGTTTGGGGATAGGCGAGGGTCTCGCAGCGCCTGAATTTCCAGGTGAAGCGAATGCGGACTGACTGGCCTGCAAATTCAACTCCGGCGGGCAATCCCAAAGGCTTTCTAGCCATGCCTCATATCTCCTGATGCTGTAGTAGATCTGGCCATCTATTTCGTTCCACACCCCTTTGGGGATGATGTTGCGCTGTCGCTTGCCCTGGAGCGCGCGGCGCGTTGTGCCGACCATCTCCGCGAAGTTCTTCTCCGCGACCTTATCGGACAGGTACTCAACAGGTATTTGCTCTGCTGCTGCCATGATGATGCTCCGCGCCGCGCTGGGCGGCAGAAGGTGGGTTATATGGAAAACTTGGCCAAGGCTTCGTCTGCTACCTTCATCGCGGCCTTGGCATCGTTCACATAGGCAGGGTCAAAACCGCCGCACAGGTGGATGGTTGCCTGGCAGGCGCGCAGGTTCTCGCGGTTCAGCTTCAGCGCGGCTATCAACTCTTCCCGAGCCTCGGCTTCAGCTCGGCCGATATCCCAGAAGCGCTGACCCCAATGACCAGCGGGTGGCTGATTGTTGCCCTGCGAACCGAAGGCCATGGCGCCGACCGCGCAATCGAGTAAATCGCGCTTGTAGGCATTTTCGCCGTCGATGCTCAGGCCGTTGCGGCGAAGCGCGTCGAGGGCGTTGTTCAGGTTCGACTCGGGCGAAGGCAGCACTAGGTCAAAGTCTTTCTTGCCTGGGCGGCAGGCCACCACCAGCAGTTCGCAGTCAAGCGGCAGGTGTTGCGCCATATCCGAGATCGCTTCGATAGCGGCTTCGCGGAATGTATTCTTTTCTTCGGACATAGGAATACCTCGCCCGCCGCTCACCGGCAGGCATGTAGGGGGATTGGGGGTTAGATGAGTTCGACGGGGATGTCGATGACATCGCCTAGGCTGGCGACGGCGATAGCGCGGCACGCCGTCAATCGTTTGGTTGGTGGTCATGGCTTAATCTGCCTCCCAGCACGACAATTCTTCGTCGATGGCTTCCTTTGGATCTAGACGCTCATCAGGGTCGAGGTTATTCCAAGAGGATTCGGCAACACCCCAGCACTCTTTCATCCAAAACAGTTTTCGGCCGGTGTCGCCACCGCCAGTCACGCGGTACATGTAAGATGCTGCCCGGAAAATCCAGATAAGACGCTTCATAAATCACCTCACAAAATCAGTTGTGCCAGTGCCAGCAGGCACCAGCAGTAGGCGGGGAGTTGGGATTTCATGACGGCACCACAAAGGATGCGACCACGCATGAGCCGGCCAGAGCCATAAGCAGATATTGGTCGCGCGCGGTGTCAATGCTCGCTGCGATACCCCATACGCTGAAGATGAATCCCGCGATCATCAGTAGGTCGCTCATCGCCGACAACCTCAGCACGCTGGAGTACTTCGTCGATCCTGCCATCAAGCTGCCAGCCCAAGAGCTCGCCTCGAGGATCAAGAGCGACAACTTCCCGCAACAACCCCTCCAGCACATCCGCCCGCTCATCCGCTGCGGTCAGGCGCTGCTGGAGTTCCTGAATTTTCAACTCGGCGCTAGATGGCATTTTTGATACCTCCCTCGAAAAGGTGTTTCCACTTTGTTTTGTTGGCGATGCACCAGATGGCTTTCTGAGATACGCCGTAAATGGCGCCAATCTCCTTCTGGGTCATTGCGCAGGACCTGCACATATCGCTTATCTCAAGAACTTCACGATCTGTGAGCTTTGCCTGATGGTGCTTAATGCCTCTGTTGTCCTGCTGGCGACCCCTGGCATACATGTCGGATATGTTTTCTTTCTGCGTACCGAGGACCAAGTGCTTCGGATTCACGCATGGCCTGTTGTCGCAGGTATGTCTGATGATCTGGCCTTCTATATCGGATAGTTGAATTCCGTGATGCTGGCAGTAAATAACCCGGTGAGCCTTTTTCTTGAGGCTCCCTACGTACCACCTTCCATAGCCAGCCTTTTCTTTCATGCCAGGCCAAATCAGGCACTCGTCGGTATCCGGAATGCCGTCGGGAAATGGATTCAATTTCGCGGGCACAGCAATTTCCTTGCCGGGCCATGCCNNCCCCCCCCCCCGGGGGGGGGGGGGGGGGGGGGGGGGTTACTGGCGGGTAGCTGTCTGCGGGGCTGGTAGCGCACTTGTCGATTCGATAAATCCGGTGGTCGTCACGTCTCCATCCATCGCCGCGATGAACGCAACTTCCACCTTCGCTGAGTCAACCAGCACCTTGGCTACATCTGCGATGGCCTTCGCGCGCTCAATCTCCATCGGTTTATCCGGGTCCTGCAGTGCTTCAAGGGTTGCGAAGAGGTGGTCCCGTAGGTCAGTCATCTTGTTTTTCATTGGATACCTCGCTGATTGCTTTTTTGAGCTTCCCGAGCTGGCGAATGGTTTCTTTGAGTTCCGGCGGGTACCGGTGGATTGTGTTGCGGCGCATGTTCTCGGCCCTGGTTATGAGTTCAAGGTTTCCGATTTCGATGTTCTTTTTGTTCTTATCGCAAAAAACCACAATGTACCCAGGCGGTACGGTTCCGTTCATTTCCTCCCAGAGAATCATGTGAACCGATTTCCAGCGGCGCTGCGGCGGACCGTCATCCCGAATTTTTCGCTGGCGTATGCCGTCCTTTGTCACTCGCTCTGTGCCTATCGGCTGAAGTAGCAAAGCAGCTTTGCCATTGATTGTGCCGGCCTTAAATCGGGTTTCTGACGATCTCCCGCCTGCGGTGTAGCTAACACCTTTGTTCCAGGATGTCTGTCCCTTCTGAAATCGCGATCCGATACCCGGGTTGTTTTCCCGTCGTAGTCTGCAAGCGTGCTCACTGGCCAGATATTCGTCGCTGCGCCGAAGGCCTAGCGCGTAGGCCTTGTTGTAAATTGACCAGTACGGCCGTCCAAAAATGGCTACAAGTTCTGGCATCGGGGTGCCTGGATACAGCAGAACCAGCCGTGCCTCATCCAGAAGAGACCAAGGCCTTCGATCTTTGGCGCGGCGCCCTGGGGCGTCGCTGAGGCGCTCCCTTGCGAGGGCGAGTGCCTGCTGTGCAAGTGAGTTCATGGGGCACTTTCCTTTGGGCAAGAGAAAGGCGCCCGTAGGCGCCTGGTGGTGTTGCGGGGATGGGTTAAACGACTTCTTCAAGCGTGGCGATCACCTTGAAGCTGTGATCAAACGCCGACTCCCCCTCGGTTTCGATCTCGACCACTTTGTCATCGAGCAGGCGCAGCAGCAGGGTGGCTGTCTTGTCGCTGTCGATGGCCAGGCGGCTCTGGACCCAGTGGCCCTTGAACGCCTTGCTGTTGGACTTGAGCACGATCAGTTGCTTGGCATCGTCGTAAGTGAACTCGCCGAACTCCTTTTCAAACACTGCTTGGGTCTGGCCAACGTCATGCATATCGTGTTCGGTATCGGTGTTGCCGCCGGTGCGCTCGGCCAGCTCAGCGGCACTGCCCAGCGGATGTTCGCCGTCCGGCTCATCGGGGCCGGTGGGGCGCTTATCGAACAGGCTGCCGGTCAGGTCGCTGACGTGCAGCGGCAAGTCCGGTTGGTCACGTTCAGCCTTGATGCCGTCCAGACCCTCGGCGTAATCGTTCGGCGCCAGCACCAGCAGGCAGAGGCGCCCAGCTACATCAATCAGGCCGTGCCGGTTCGGGTCTTGCGCATCAATCGCCGCGGTGACCGTGATCGCCTTGGCCTTGAACTTCGCGTCAACGATGGTCACAGGGATGGTGTCGACGTTGCGGGAGCTGATGATGCTGATCGCGTTGTAAACCGATTTCTCGGCCGCTTCCGTCACGCGGTCGATGACTTCCTGCTGCTGGCCTTCGTTCAGGCTGTGAAACGGCGCACGCACATTGCGGAATTCAAACAGCGCGGCCTGCACCAGGTCGTGCACCAACAACTCATGCGCAATCATGGACGGCTCATATCCGCCAATCTTTGCGCGCTCGATAATTGCGTTGTGTTCAGCTTTCATGGGCATTCCTCAGTGCTTGGCGATGCGCTCAAGCTTCGATTGTTGAGCCGGGCTCAGGTTGGTATGGGCGCCGTAACGCTTGAAGCTGGCGCGGATGTTCTCGACGAATTCCAGTTCCCATTCCCCGCTGGCGTGCAGCTCAGCGGAGGCCAGGATTCCGGCGAACTCCTCGACACTGTCGTAGATGTCGAGGATGGATTGAGCAGCCATGATCAGGCTGCAGCCAGTTGGGCCTGTACTGCCTGGATGTGGTTGACCAGGGCGGTACAGATGCGCGAGAAGTCGCATTCGCGGTACAGAGTTGCCCCGCGCTCACGGGCAGCAGGTTCAAACCCAAGCGAACTCATAAAGCTGGCAGACACGACGAAGCCGAGGCGGTCGCTCAGGTCTCCCAGTTTGAAGTGCCGGCCATCGTCGACGGGCTGTTGAGCTGCTGCAGCCGTCTTGATCGGCGTGGCGGCGACCGGCGCCGCCTGTTCCGTGGCTTTCACTGGCTGCTCAACAGTAGGCTCAACAACCTGCTGTTGCTGCTGGGCTGCGAGTTTCTGCGCCTTTTCCTCTTCCTGGCGCTTGAGCTGGGCCTGCTGCTCTTCGTGCTCGTTGATCCGGACTTTGATCAGCGCTACCAGGTCATCGTTGGCCTTGAGCACCAGCTCCTGCGCATCGTGGAACAGGAAGCCATGCTTTATGGCCAGTTCGTTCAAACTTTTCAGGTTCGCCCGAATCAGGTCGGCAATACGGCTGGCCTCGATCTTGGCGCGGGCCAACTCGGCATCGGCGGCTTCCTTGAGGCTGTCTATGGTGCGCTTGCCCTTGATGACGCCAGCAAAGTCGGCCATGACCTTTGGCATGCGAATTCGGCTATTCAGCGTTTCATTGATCTGGTCGATATGCGCCTGCAAGGCCTTCGCCGCATCCATGACGATATCGCTACGGATCATTTCCTTGCGCGCCTTGACCAGCTTTTCCAGTTCCAGGCGCTTGCGCCGGGTCTCAGCCGCGATGTCATCAATCGCCTTGAACAGCACGTCGATGCTCTCGGTTTGGCTCAGGGCGTGTTCTTTCGCGGCCTTGAGCTTGTCCTCGACCTCGCCGCACCACTTGACCGTGGCGTCAGCGTCGGCGAAGTCCTGGTCGGTCTTTAGCTCAGTGCTGATGTTGCTGATAACGGTCAGGGCGTGCGACTTGAAGGCGTCCAGGTTGCTGGCGGTGACCATGCCCGTAACGTCGATGCGAAGCGCGGGCAGTTGATCAGGGGCGGCGCCGATTGCCTCGACCTTGGTTTCCTGCGGGACGAATTCGCCCAGGTCCTGTTCGAACTGGGCCCAACCGGCGATCAGTTCTTCACGGCGACCCGGTACCGGGCTGTAGTACATGCTGGCGTACTTATCGCGGGTGCCATCGGAACAGACGAACAGCACGCGTTCGGCACCGCTCACCAGCAGTTGCTGCTCAAGCTGCCAGTAATAGTGCGGGTCCAGCTCGCCGGCGCGGATCTGCGTTGCGACCTTCTCGTTCCACAGCTTATGTTCGAAAAGGACGTCACCCAGCATCGTGGCGCCGTCCATCGAGGCCAGCAGGTTGCCACTGGTGCCGACGATTGGGTACAGCTCTTCGCCGATATCTTCCTCGGCCAAAGGGCGCGCCATTTCCTCGGTGGCGTGGCCACGATCGAACGCGGCCTGTTGCTGCGGGGTGACGTCCGGAACAATGCCGGTCTTTTTCATCGCCAGCAGATCGTTGCGGGTCTGGAACTTCGACGCGCCCATCATTGCGGGCGCCTCCGAAGCGGTGAAGTGACTTGCGCGAAGGGCCAGCCACTCCGGCGAGCCCTGTTGGACGTTATGCACTTTCATTGGTGGCTTCTCCTTCGATTGGGGCCAGGGCGCGGATGCGCTCTTCTTGCTCAGGGGTGACGGTGTACTTGCTGACCAGGTTGGTAAGCAGGTGCTCGGGGCTGGTGCGGCTGGCAGCGATCATTGCGCGCCACTTGTCCGCGTTCTCGTCGAGCTTGCTGTCGGGGTAAGCCGGCAGCACCTTCGGCTCTTCGGTTTTGCGGGGCAGGGACTGGTTGAGCTCTCGCTCGGTTGGGATGTCCTGGACTTCCTCGGCCATCGGCATGCCGCGCAGCACATCGGGGAAAACGTCACGCAGGGCAAACGAGCGGGCGCGCATCTGGCGCATACGCTTCGGGTACTGGGCCCAGGGGCCTTGCTTGCCCTTGAGGCCGGCCTGCTGGGCGTCGGTCATGCTGAACGTGCGGGTCTGTTCGTCCTCGCCGACACGCTTAACCCGGCAGGAAGCTGTCTCGCCGTCGTCGGTCTCGTACACGTACTCACACAGCGGCGAGCTGCGTACCAGGGCGATTACCGCGTCACCCCAGAGCGACGGGCGCCCGTTGATGACCGCGATGCTTTGCATGGCTTGCATGGGCTGCAGGCCCAGTTCCATGCCCCACTGCACGGCCACCAGGATGTTGGCGGGCTTTTTCTGGAAGTCCTTCGGAACAATGTCGGAGGCTGCGAGGAAGTCGGCGAACTTCAACGCCTCATCGATGTTCTGCGGCGCCAGGCTGAACGTGGGCTTGATGGTTAATTCGGGCATGAGTTTTCTCCGCGCTGCCATGTGTGGGCGCTGTGAAATTGGTATTTAGTTGGTTATTGGGTGATGCGGAGGTGGCTTGCGTGGATCTCGGCGTAGATTTCTGATTTACGCTGCTCGAGCATTTTCCGTGCTTCAGCTTTATCTCTGGAGCTGCCGGTGTAATGGGTTTTCCCGTTGACGCTAAAGCATCCCCACCATCTGCCACCCTTGCGACAATCCCAGTAGATGTTGGATGGCGGGTTCGCTGCGTTTCCTCGTGATCGGTTGTGCAGGTTCACCGTGTGGGTGACGTCCCGCAGGTTGGAAAATCGGTTGTCAAACCCGTTCCGATTGATATGGTCAATCTCATGTTTGGGCCATTCACCGGTCATGTAGAGCCAGGCCGCCCGGTGAGCCATGCAGCGCTGCCCATCAATCCTAAGCATCACGTAACCGGAGTTGTTCACCCCACCGGCAATCGTTCCGGCCTGCTGATTCGATACCTGGACTCTCCGCATGAATTGACCGGTATCAGGGTCGTAGCTGAAAAGCTCTTTCAGGCGCGCCTGTGTAATTGCCATAGGAACACCTATTGAGTGATCAGGCCGCCGATGGCGGGGCCCAAGAGAACGATGATGAGGAAGGTCAGGCCAACGATGGCCGAGGCCCAGCGGATGGCGCGCCGCCGGTCACGCTGGCGGGTGGTCATGGGGTTAACTCGCGAAGGCGCTGATTGGTCTTAAGCTCACGCAGCTCAATGCTTGCCAGTTCCGCCTTCAACGTGGCCTTTCGAATCTCAAGCCATTCCTGAACATGAAGTAGAAGCTGCTTTTCGTCGTTCCAAAGACAATCAGCGCTGATTGTTCCTCGGCGGCTGGTGACGAACATTGTTGTGCTGCCCCACTGTTCCTTTGCCACGATGCTTACAGGTGTGGCTTTCCGCTTTGGGGTGAGTCGCCAGGCTGTGAATGGCGGCACAGAGTCTTGTCTGATACTCATAACACCCTCGCAATCAGCATGCCGCGCCGCGTTTCAAGTCTCAGCGGACGGGGCAAATCAGTGACCAAAAAAAAGCCCTGACGGCGCAGGACTTCAACAAGTTGGGCGGATGTTCGGCAGATGATGATCATTGGCGGTACGACTCCAGCTTCTGCATCAGTTCTTCGTGCTGGCGCTCAATGATTCGATCCTGACGGGCCACGTAGTGCCGGTGCTCTTCGATATCGATCGCACCAAGGGCGTGGGCCATTTCAATGGCCATGCTCGTTTCAGCGTGCAACGTGGCTGATGAATCACCGTCGTTCAGCAGGACAAACCGAGAATCGATCATGTCCAGGGCAACATTGCGTGCCCGACTGGATAAGTAGGACGCGCGGCTCATGCTGCCCACCGTTCCCGGCGCTTGAGGGCGTCTATCTCGACCCACAGCGCCAGCGTGATTTGCGGCCCGTACTGGTGGGCCAGCACCGGCAGTTGGTAGTCCGGCACATCCATGCGGATGCCGTCTTCGTCGTAGCAGATGCCCGACACCAGGTTGAATTCCAACTCGCGGCAGCCCTGGGCGTCCCAGTCGCTGTTCCAGCTGCCGGGACAGGGCGGTTCATTTACGCAGTGGGTCACCTCCACCTGGAGGACAAACCCCTCAACAACTATTTCGTGTTCCATGGTCGCCTCCAGAGGCGGTGGGTTGATCAGGTGGATGCCTGAACGAACAGATCAACCAGCGCATTCAACAGCGCATCGTGATCAAGGTTTTCAACTGGCAGGCCAACATCCTGAAAAACTGAAATTGCCCGCCCCAGCGCATCGCTGACAATTTCCTGATCTTCGGCCTCAAGGTCCGCGTATTCGGTTTCCATCGTATTGCCCTCCAGGGCGGTGATTACATCCGTCTGCCCACTCGGTGGAATGGACAGAGGTGATGCGGTCCTATGCTTCGTCCCTGCCACTGACCATCAGATCTATCCAGGCCAAAACCTCAGATTCGATCCAGACGACGCTTTTGGCGCCGATGGTGATCTGCTTGGGAAACTGGTTTCGCCCAATACGCCTGTACACCTCAGTGGTTGACATGCTGGTCAGGCGCTTCACCTCGGCAAGCTTGATGAATCGAACAGGTGTGATTGCTTGTTTTTCCACATTGGTTGCTCCGGTTGGTTTCCCGCTGCCACCGATGCGGTGGCAGAAGTGAAAATTTCCGTTGTTTTGCACGCCGACGTACCGAGGTCTATACGGCGCATCAGGGTGGGAGTCGCCCACGCCCGATGCGTCAAAGCCTTTCCCGGTCGACGCTTTGTTGCAGCTGGTTGTTAAAGAGCGGTGTTGTGTTGCGTTTGCATGGGCGAATTTAAGCGCACTGAAAAGCAGAGGTCAAGTGCGCTTAAGTAAATTATTTAAGTGCGCTGAATTTGGCTGGCGTGCGGAAATAAAAAAGCCCGCGCGCGGCGGGCCTTTTAGGACAAAGGGAAAGCTAGGTAGTAATCCAGAGCAGACCTGAAACGATGGCAGCCATGACAGACCCCAAAAGGAATCCCGACCAGATGGCTACTGCGATGGTCAAAGGGGCCTGCCGAAGTAAAAAGCTTACTGTTCGACTTCGTCCGAACCCGATGCTAGCGCCATGGCGAGCTATTCTCCACAGCCGACGAAATAGGATGAAGGCCATCAAGCTGACCGCAACGCTGTAGCAGCAGATTAAGCCAGTGGTGTAACTGAATGCCGGCTTCGGATGCGGCAGTTCTGTCGTGAACTTAAGTTGGTTCATCTGGTTTTGGATGTCAGCTTCGCTTGAAAACGCGTCTAGCCAGCTCATGCTGTATTCCCTATATTCCACCGCCTCGCCAGACTACGCGCCCCACGACCTCAACCCCGCGCATTCCTTCGTCGCTGATTGGCATGTCTGGATACCTCGCCTTATCCTGGTTGTCTGATCGAATTATCCACCCGCCAGCAAGGTCGCGAATCAGCCGCTTGATGATCAGCTCATGATCTTGGTTGAGGATCGCGTACATATTGCCGTTGGTTGGATCGGTGCGCGAAACATCCACAAGCAGCACTTCGCCATCGCTAAGTGTTGGCCAGTTGCTATCCCCTTCGTTATAGAGCACCCGCAGGTTTTCTTCACGCATGGACATACGCTTCAACCAATCTCGCTTGAACGCCAGCCCGCCGGTTACCTCGACATGATCGTTAAGGTAGCCATCGCCAGACGATCCGTGAGCACTGTATTGAGGTATCAATGCGTAGTCCTTCTCGCTTGGCGTGCCCAGTTCCTCGCTATCGATTTTTTCGGGCCCGGTACCAAAGGTAAGCCACTCAGCTGTGAATCCGGTGGCCTTAGCCAAGGCAAAAACGCTCTCAGCCTTAAGCGCCTTGCTATCCCCATTGATCCACTGAGTGACCGCCGAAGGTGCAACGTCGCAAAGCTTGGCTATTTCGCTCTTTGATTTCCCGCTGACCTGTATGGCGCGGGCGATACGTTCGTTTCTATTCATCGTCTTATGTTAAGTCAGCTTAATTTAAGTGAGTGAAAATCTCGCTGCCTTGTTGCGCACATGTTTTAAGGGTGCTTAAATCTGCGCATTACCAAGCGAGGATTCGCAATGAACATCAATGACGCCATCAAGCATTTCGGCTCCAAAAAGAAGCTTGCCGATGCCTTGGGGATTCGCCCCAGCGCTGTCACGCAGTGGGGGCTGGATATCCCGGCTATCCGCCAATTTCAGATTCAGGTCATCAGCAAGAACAAGCTGAAGGCCGATCAGAAGGCGGCTTGACCATGACCATTTCCGCGAACCAATTAAGCCTGGGACAGGAAGACATTACCCGGGAGACAGAAGCGTTGATCTTGCAGGCGCTTGCAAGAACGAGCCAAAAGAAGCTCTCGCTTGCAATGAAGCCCGCTTTTGATTTCAGCGAGTCAACCATTTCACGCTGGAACGATGGCGAGTACCAGAAATGGGCAAGAGCACTGTCCATCCTGGGCCTCCGCGTCGTCCCTCAATCGGCGCGCGTGGTCACAGAGGCATATTTGCATTCGCTTGAAACCCTGGCCGAAATTGGCCTCAAGGCTGAGAAGACACGGCCTAAGCCGCTCGGGTGGGACTGATCATGGCTAACAGGCCAGAACCTCCTATTTCCCCTGATGTTGACCTTCGCGGCATGCCGTTCATGCCTCTCGACGTCAACAGACTGCGCGACAGCGACCTGGCAATTGAGGCAACTGGCGAAGAATTTCGCGCCGCCGTGATGCTTTGGTGCGCGTCTTGGAACCAAATCCCTGCCGGTTCTCTCCCGAACTCAGACACTGCGCTGGCTGCTTATGCTGGTTTTGGACGCGATGTTAAGGGTTGGAAGAAGGTAAAAAATGGTGCGCTTCGTGGTTTTGTCGAGTGCTCCGATGATCGCCTGTACCACTCCGTGGTGACCGAAAAGGCGATGGATGCATGGGCTGAGCGAGTCGAGTACCGAGAGGTCAAGGACAACGAAAAGGCCCGAAAACAAAGGGAAAGAGACGACCGCAAGCGCATGTTCGAAGACCTGCGACTGGCTGGAATCGTCCTTCCCTGGAACATCCCAACCTCTGAACTCCGGTCACAGCACCAGGCCATACCACCAGCAGCTGACGGCGTGACCTGTCACGAACCTGTCACCGTGACAGGTCACGCACCTGACACGGCTAAGACAGGGACAGGGACAGGGACAGGGACAGGGATTAAAGATCAAGAACACACACATACCGCGCAGACGAAATTCTCGCTGACCGACGCTTGGGAACCCAACCCAACCACGTTCACCGCCGTCCTGTTCCGCAACGGCATGGCAAACCAAACCTTCGAAGCCGACCAACTTCTTGAATTCCGCTCGTACTGGATCAGCAGGCCCGATGACCTGAAAACCCAGGCCCAGTGGGAGCACGCGCTCGCCCAGCAACTGAAACGCCAAGCCCGAACCCAGCAAGCCAACGGGGGAATACCCAATGAAACCGGTAGACGAACTGCTCCAAGCCGCACGCGCAACGCTCACGACATCCTCACAGACCCCGACTGGTGAGCTGGCAGCCGAAAACGTCACACCGCTGGACCAGGGCGCACGCAGTGCAGTACGCCGCGTGTTCACCACGCTGAAAATCTCGTTCCCGGCCTGGTACGAAAAGCACTACGGCGACAAGCGAGCAGAAACCCTGGCCCGTCGCGTGTGGATGCTGGCCATCCAGGAACTGGGCGACGAAGCCGTCGACCGTGGCCTGCAGCGCATGGTGCTGGAATGCAAGTTCCCGCCATCGCCAAGCGATTTCATGGAGCTGTGCAAGCGCGTTGATGACCTGCCGTGTATCCAGCAGGCATGGGACGAAGCCCTGCGCGGCACCTACACGCACAAGGCCGTCAAGGTCGCCGCCGAAGCCACCAGTACGTTCGATCTGCGGGCAGCCAACCACAGCGACAAACCCCTGTTCCAGCGCTTCGAACGCAACTACGCCATCGTCATGCGCCGTGCACAGACCGGCCAGCCGCTGGAAGGGCGAATCGCCAAGGGCCTTGCCCACGACAGCATGCGGCCGCGCGAGCAGGTGCAGCTGGAGTACTCCCGCCAGGAAGCCGACCGCATCGTCGACGTACTTGAAATCCCCAAAGACCCCAAGGCTTGCCGTGCACAGCTGCTGGCAACGCTCGGCATTCGGAGAGACGCCAATGTCTGACCTCAACCCCGTGTCGTTCTTCGTGCCAGGCGAGGCCATCGGCAAAGGCCGGCCACGCGTGTCCACCATCGGTGGCCATGCCCGCATGTTCACGCCGAAGAAAACCGCCAACTACGAAACCCTGATCGCCATGGCAGCACAGCAGGCCATGAACGGCCGTGAACTGATCGCCGGCCCCGTGATGATGGAACTGGCAATCCGCGTTGCCGTTGCCGCGTCCTGGTCCAAGAAGAAAACCGCTGCAGCGCTCGACGGTGACGTCATGCCGACCAAGAAGCCCGACGCCGACAACGTGCTGAAAGCGATCTGTGACGGCATCAACGGCATCGTGTTCAAGGATGACGTCCAGGTGGTCAACGTCTCGCTGAGCAAGCGTTTCAGCGCAACGCCAGGCGTGACCGTGCGCGTCGTGCCACTGGTGGGGGAGAGCTCATGAAACCATTGCTCAAGTGGGCATGCCGCGAGCTGAACGACGGCTGGGTGATGATCGGCGTCGATGTGGATCTGTCCGCACCGGGTGAGCCGGAATGCTTGTTGGGGCTGCGCAGGGCAGTGCATCCGTTCCACTTCGACGTGGCCGAGAATCCGGTTATGGAATTCACGGCGGTTATATCCGAAATGGATAACCGGATACGGAAAGGGTGTGGGGTGAGCGCCGTAGCTCACTCTGCCTCGCGCGCGTGCGCGTTTGGGGGCTAGCCATGACCGCCCGTGCCCACCCCGATCAGCTCGCCCTGTGCTTCGCGCAGGCAGCAGACACCGTTGCGGATGTTCGCCACGGGCAGGTGGTCGCTCGTTTGTCGATACCACTGCGCGAGAAGCCGCGCCCAGCGCCCCAGGCCGAACGCCGGGTTGATTGGTTCAAAGTCATTACGCAGCTGTCCCGTGCCGGGCAATCACCGCACATGGTTTCAGATTCAATCGGCGTCCCGCGCTCCACCCTGATCGGTTGGAAGCAAGGCGCCGAGCCGCGTTATACGGAAGGCGAGCGCCTGGTAACCCTCTGGTGCCAGGTTATGCGCCGGAACCGTTCAAAGCTGCCCATGGTCGCCGTCGGTGACTGGTGGGCTTATCACTCTAAGGCTTGAGGACTTAACCATGAACACCGGTAACCAAGAACTGCACGACATGCGCGTGCTGTGCTCAGAGCAGGCACTCCAGATCCGCAACAAGGAACTGGAGATACTCTCGCTCAAGTCCAGGGTGGGTACGCTCGAGACCAGGCTCGACCGCACGAACCCCACGTCAGTGCATTCGCAGATGGCTTTTGTGGAGCGCATGACGACGCTTGGATACAACACCGAGCGCTTTGAAGGCGCCTTCGTCAGCAAGATCACCCAGGAGTTCTGGGAGTGCTGGCAGGCTTCCCGCGCATGAAATAGTCGGGATTCCGACACCTGACCCCGACGACTCTTACGGTCATCGCAGCCCAGCCACCCGCGCTGGGCTTTTTTTTGACCCTGGAGGCCAACCATGACGGCGCCAGTTAGGAGTGAAAGCATGGCCAACCAGGCACACGAGAACATCGTAGAGGCAGTGGGCATATCGGTTGCCAACAAGGGGCTGATTGCCGGTGGTGCTACTGGCCTGTTTGGCTGGCTGTCCCAGGTCAACTGGATTGGTATCGCTGGTGTGGTTGTGGCAGTGCTGGGTCTGCTGATCAGCACGTACTTCCAGATCCGCAAGGACCGCCGCGAGCATGCCGAGAGCGCCGAGCGCCTCAGAGCGTTGCGCGATCAGTGCAAACCATGAAGCTCATTCACGAGTGGCGCCAGTTCTGGCGCATGACTAGCGTTCAGTTGGCTATCGCTGGTGCAGTCCTCAATGCCGCCGCCGCTGCCTGGTCGGTGTTCCAGGGCGCAGTCGATCCACTGGTGTTCGCCAGCGTCAACATGGTGCTCAGCGTTGGTGTGGCCGTTGCCAGGGTGGTGCAGCAATCGAAGCTCCGTGACCAAGAACCGCCCGCCGGCCAATAACCTGAGACCCGAACCATGTCTGCTCAATCCCGTGGCATCCGCAACAACAACCCCGGCAACATCGACTACGTGCCAGCCAACAAGTGGCGCGGCCAGCTCCCTCCGAACCCGGTGCTTGAAAAACGATTCGCCCGGTTCGATACGCCAGAGAACGGCATCCGCGCCCTGGCCAGGCTGCTGCTGACCTACCAGACCAAGCACGGGCTCAAGACCGTGGCCCAGATCATTGGCCGCTGGGCGCCCGCCACCGAGAACAACACCAATGCCTATGCCGAAGCTGTGGCGCAGGCCATGGGCGTGACCTCGTACGCGAACATCGACCTGCGCAGCCCGGCCATGCTCCGGCCCATGGTTGCCGCGATAATCCAGCACGAGAACGGCTACAACCCGTACATCAAGGGCGAGATCGACGAAGGCGTTCGTCTGGCCCTGGCGTAACCATTCCAACCGCAGAGGTAATACCCGTGAACGACAAATCGATTGAGCAAGAGATTCAAGACAAGGGTCTGACCGCGCCGCGCATTACCCCTGGCGACGTAGAGTGCAACATCCGCAGCGAGTTCTACTTCACTGCCGGTGAGGGCGTACTGGGCCAAAGCCAGATGGGCACCAAGCCCGCCGGCAATGCCGACAGCCTGAATCGCCTGACCTTCTGCGTCTTGGTGCTGGCCAACGGTTTCACCGTCACCGGCGAAAGCGCATGCGTTACCAAGGAAAACTTTGATGCTGAGATTGGCAAGAAGGTTGCCCGCCAAAACGCGATCACCAAGATTTGGCCGCTGATGGGTTACGAACTGACCCAGCGCCTTCACACCGAGTCATGACCATGGGCGCCGTGGCTCGCTATCTCGTTGTAGGGCTTTCCATAGCGCTCGTCTTAGCGCTTTGGCGTATCGACCACATCAGCACAAGCCTGGACACCGCAACGGAGCGTGTAGGCGTGCTGGAGAGCGCTAACGCATCACGCAAGGCCACCCAGAAGCTGCTGGCCCAGCTCGACACCGACAACACGAAGGTACTCACCGATGCTCAAGCCCAGAACAAAGCCCTGCTTGCTCGTGTTGGCACTGGCGCTCAGCGGCTGTCAGTCCCAGCCAAGTGTCCCGTCGTGCGAGCCAGCCCAGGCACCGGCCGCGTGGATGATGCAGAAGCGCGCGCCGAACTTGACCCAGCGGCTGGTCAACGAATTGTCGCCATCGCCAGCGACGGAGACGAAGCCATCATCGCCCTGAACAGCCTGATTGATTACGTCAACACCGCCTGCCTCCCTCGCAAATAGTCGGGAACCCGACAGCCCTCCCGCCCGATCCTTGGCCCTCAATCAGTTGATTCCCCATCAGCAAGAGGGCTACACCCATGACCGAAACAACCACGCGCGTCGTCGATCAGTACAGCTTCGATCGCGCCCGGCAAGTGATCACCTCAGCGTCGGAGATCATGAGCGCACTCCCAAACTCGAACAGTGCCGATGTCCAGGCCGCGACCAACTATCTGGTCAAGGACATGGTGATGTATGCCCAAGAGCTGCTGAAAACCCCACCAATCCCTGTTGATCCGCCGTTGCTCCGTTCCGCAGACGCTGCCGAGTAACCCCATCGCCCGGCCATGCGCCGGGCGTTGCATGCCAGGAGAAGACCATGCCAGCCCCAGAATTAACGGTACAAACCCCGGGCTATCCGCTCGCTAACGCCATCAGCACCACCACCAGCATCGACAACCCGGATGCCGGCGCCCAGGCACCCGTAGTTCCCGACTTCACCGCCAAGCACAACGGCGGTGGCCGTTGGATCGTGATCGACGCCAACGCCCCGCAGGTGGACGGCAAAGACGTGAAGATCGGCGACTTCACCGGCACCAAGGACGAAGCCCTGGCCGAAGTTGATCGCCTGAGCGCTGGCGGCGAGCCCCTGGTGCTGGACCCGCAGCGCATCAATGAGGCGAAGCCTTCGACCCCAACCACCACCAGCATCGACCCGGCCACGATCAAGCAACCCGTGCTGACCGATGAAGGCTGGCTGTGTCCTGTTCCTCCGGTGAAGGGGTAAGGGTTATGGGAAGTAAGCCGAAAGCCCCGAAAGTAGTTGCCACGCCAGATCCGGCAATCGAAGCCCAAAAGGCTGCCGACGCCGCGGCTGTGAAGGCCAACGAAGAAACCGCCACCCGCAAGAAGCGCAAGGCAGACAGCAGCCTGCTGACCTCTGGCGCCCAGGGTTCCGCCACTGGGTCTGTTCTCTCTCAAGGCAAGAGCACCCTCGGACAATGAACGCATCCCAGATCTGCAAAACGTTGAGCACCCTGAAGTCGCTGCGCTCGCCGCATGAGCAGACCTGGCGCGACTGTTACGACCACAGCTACCCGATCCGGGGTAGTGGCTTTTGCACTGAGCAGATCACGGCCATGGAGGCGCAGATGCGCAAGGCCAGGATGATCGACGGCACCACCACAGACGCGGCACGGATTCTGTCGTCTGGGATCATGTCGGGCCTGACCCCGGCCAACTCGCTGTGGTTCGGCATGGACGTTGGCCAGGAAAGCGAGGATGAGCGTCGGTGGTTGGACGATTCGGCGGACATCCTGTGGCAGAACATCCACGCATCCAACTTCGACGCAGCCGCCTTTGAGGGGCTTATCGACGTTGTGTGCGCTGGATGGTTTGCCCTGTACATCGACCAGGACAAGGAGAAGGGCGGCTTCACCTTCGATCTGTGGCCCATTGCGAGCGTGTACGCGTCCGCATCCAAGGCCGGCGGCAAGATCGACACCGTGTACAGGGAGTACAAGCTCACCGCCGAGCAGGCCGTAAACGAGTTCGGCGAAGAGAACTTGAGCGATTCCACACGCAAGCTGGCCAAGGACAAGCCACAGGAAATGGTCGAATTTGTCCACGCCATCTACCCGCGCACCACGCATATGGTCGGCGCGCGCCTGGCGAAGAACATGGCCGTCGCATCGTGCAAGGTCGAGGTGAAGGCCAAGCAACTGGTGAGCGAGTCGGGCTACCACGAAATGCCTGTTGTCGTGCCGCGCTGGATGATGATCCCTGACAGCGTGTACGCCGTGGGTCCGGTGTTCGACGCACTGCCGGACGCCCGCACCCTGAACGAGCTGTGCCGGATGGACCTGGCGGCCGGTGACCTGGCCATTGCCGGCATGTGGATTGCCGAGGATGACGGCGTGCTGAATCCGCGCACCGTCAAGGTCGGGCCGCGCAAGATCATCGTGGCCAACAGCGTCGACAGCATGAAGCCCCTGCAAAGCGGCTCCAACTTCCAGTACGCCGAGACCAAGATCCAGCGCTTGCAGGGCTCTATCCGCAAGATCCTGATGGCCGATCAGCTCCAGGCCCAGGACGGCCCGGCGATGACCGCCACCGAGGTGCACGTGCGAGTAAATCTGATCCGCCAGTTGTTGGGCCCAGTGTATGGGCGCCTGCAAACCGAATACCTGCAACCAATGATCGAACGGTGCTTCGGCATCGCCTACCGCGCGGGCGTATTGGGCCAGGCCCCAGAGTCACTGGCGGGACGCAACTTCACCGTGCGCTACCTGTCGCCGCTGGCCCGCTCGCAGAAGCTGGAAGAGGTGACAGCCATCGACACGTTCATCAATGGCGCGCTGGTTGTCGCTGCATCCGATCCAACCGTTATGGACAACATCGACATGGACGAGGCACAGCGCTTCAAGGGCGAGGCGCTTGGTGTGCCTGGTTCGATCATCCGCAGCTCTGCCGATCGGGACAAGATCCGTCAGGACCGCGCCCAGGCTCAGCAGGAACAGCAGCAGCAGGCGCAGCAGCAAATGCTGGCGCAGCAGGCTGGTGACGCCGCATTGAAAAAACAGGGAGCTGCAGCATGAACCTGACCCCAGAGCAGACCGACGACATGTTCAAGCGCGTGTTTGAGGATCACCACGAGGGCCGCATCGTGCTGGAACTGCTGGTTCGGCGCTTTGCCAAGAACGCATGCACCGTCGGCGGCATCGACGCCATCCTCACCACGTACAAGCAAGCCGGGGCCCGTGAAGTCCTGGACCACGTTGTTAACCGCATCAACCGCGCCAACGGCGTCCAAGCCGATCCCAACGATCAAGAGGAATAACGATGAACATGTTTATTCATGGCCGACTGGGCCATTTTTTCATGGCTGAAGCGGGTGAGGGCGGTGACCCATCTACTGCCACCACCACGACTACGGCCGCACCTGCGACCGCTGATTCATTGTTGGCCACCGGCGCCACTACCACCGACTACATTCCCGAGAAACTGCGCACGCTCAAGGAGGACGGAAGCCTTGACCTGGAGGCGTCTTCGCGCAAGGTTGCCGAGGCATACACGCAGCTTGAAAAGCGCCTGGGCACCGGCGATGTTCCGCCCAAGTCTGCTGATGAATACGCGGTCAAGCTGGAAGGCGTCGAGGGCTTCGACTGGGACGAGTTCAAGGCCGACGAGAGCGCCCAATCGTTTCTCAAGGGTGCGCATGCAAAAGGCCTGACAAATGACCAGGTTGGGTACGTCATTGGCGAATACCTCAAGGCGGCACCAGGATTGATCGGCGGGGCTGCTCAGCTCACCCAGCAGGACTGCACCGCAGCGCTGAAGGCTGCATGGGGTGATGACCAGGCGATCCGTGCCAACGTGACAGCGTCCTACCGTGCTGCTGAAGCATTCGCCAGCCAGGGCGATGCACCGGGCAACTTCAATGCCCTGATGACGAAGTACGGCAATGACCCGGACTTCATCGCGTTCACGGCCAACATCGGCAAGGAGCTGAAGGAAGACAGTGCCATCAACGGCGGTGCCCAGGTCAGCGAAGCGGACTTTGCCGTCAAGACAGCAGAGTTGCGCAGCCAGTTGCAGGCCTTGCCCGCGCATGATCCGAAGCGTCCAGGCGTCCAGGCTCAACTGGATGCGATGTACGCGCAGAAGTACAACAAGCCAACGACCCGCTTCTAACACCCTCGCTTCAAATAGTCGGGAAACCGACACCCTCCATGCACAAACATCGCAGGCATCCCAGCAATGGGCCGGCCTGCGATGGCATGCAGACAACCGGAAAGCCCCGAGGCGCAGCAAAGCCGATGCACGCCAGGTAATCCCGGCCCGCGATGCGGACAACCGGCAGGCAATCCCTTATCTGCATTGGAGTGCATCTTATGTCCCAGCAAATCACCGAGGCGTTTGTTCAGCAGTTCGCTGACAACTTCCGCCACGTTGCCCAACAGTCCCAATCCCGCCTTGAGCCGACCGTTGCCATCGAGCCGAACATCGTCGGCATGTCCAAGTCGATCAACCGACTGGGCCAGCGCACCGCGACCCGTCGCACCCAGCGCCACGGCGACACCCCGATCAACGATCAACCGCACTCGACCCGCTTTGTCGACCTGTACGACTGGGAAGACGGCGACATGGTCGACGACCAGGACAAGATCCGCATGCTGGTTGACCCGACGTCGGACTACGTCAAGGCCATGGTTTCCTCGCTGAACCGCGCCAAAGACGACGTGATCATCAGTTCGTTGGGCGGTAACTCCCGCGCGACCACCGGCAGCATCATCCTGCCAACCGCGCAGAAGATCGCCGTGGGCGGCACCGGCTTGACCAAGGCCAAAATCATCCAGGCCAAAACCCTGTTCCGTACCAACGAAGCGGACGAGGAAGCGGGCGAAGAGCTGTACATGCTCTACAGCGCTGGCGCTGCGGCTGCGATCCTGGCCGACACCACGCTGACCAGTCAGGACTGGATGGCCGGCCAGTTCCTCATGTCTGGCAGCGTGCGCGGCAAGTGGATGGGCTTCAACTGGATTCCTACCGAGCGCTGCCCAAAGGTCGGCACCTCGCGCTTCCTGTATGCCTACGCCAAGTCCGGCGTAACCCTGGGCAAGGGCGCGGACATCATGACCAAGGTCGGCGAAGACGCCAGCAAGGGTTTCAACGTCCGTATCTACGCAAAAATGTCCATCGGCTCCGTCCGGGTCGAAGAAGAGAAAGTCGTGGAGATCGCCTGCCTGGAGCCATAAGCCAGGCGCTTCACCACCCAACTCATTGATTCAGGAGCTTTCAACATGGCAACCGTTCTCGCAAGTCTCGCGGCAGCCCGAGTGGCTTACCCGCAAACCCTGGTTAAACCGAACCTGCAAGGCGCGGACATCCAGACCTTCATCAGCACCTACACCGTTCCAGTGGGCGGCCAGGCGATTGGCGACGTGATTTCGTGGGGCTATCTGCCCTTCGGCGCGCGCCTGATGCCGGGCACCGCCATCTTCTGCGCGGCTGGCACTGCGTCCTCGACCATCAACCTGGGCGATGCCGTGACCCCGGCCCGCTACATGGCCGCGTCGTCCGCTGCAACCGCTGCCAAGTTGCCGGCCGAAGCCCAGTTCGCCAGTGGTGCGCTGGCCGAAGTGACCATTACCAAGCCTGGCGATGCTACCGACACCAGCGAGCTGCGCTCCGTTGTTGCTGGCGCCACGCTGCTGGCCGGTCAAGTCCTCACCCTGGTGGCCTTCTACGCCGGCCAGAACTGATTCACGGGCCGCCAAGGAAGGCAAAACTTTACCGGGGCCCTGTGCCCCGGTCTTTTTATCTGGAGGTTTTACATGAGCATGGCGACCGGCGTTTCGATCTGCTCCAACGCCTTGGTGATGTTGGGCGCGAAGACGATCAACGATTTCAACGAGCCGGTAGACCGGGCAAAGATCGCAGCGAACCTTTATCCGACGATCCGTGACAGCCTGCTGCGCACCCATCCATGGAACTGCACTATCAAGCGTGTGCTATTGGCCCCTGACGCAACGCCTCCAGCGTTCGGCTATGCCAACCAGTTTGAGCTGCCGGCGGACTTCTTGCGCGTGCTGGAGGTTGGCCAGAATGGCTGCCAGATTGATTACTTGGTCGAAGGTCGCAGCATCATGGCAGATGCTACATCGATCGAGCTGCGCTATGTGTACCTGAACGAAGTAGAAAACACCTGGGACGCCAACCTGGTGGAATTGCTCACCCTGGCCATGGCTGCCGCAATGGCTTACCCAATCACTCAGTCGGCAGCATTACAGGCAAATTTTGAACAGAAACTGACCATGGCCAAGAAGGTGGCTCGTGCCGTTGATGGTCAGGAAGATCCGCCACAAACCTTGGGCGATGAACGTCTGTATGCCTCACGCTTCGGGGGGCGCGGATAATGGCCCGCTTCACGCTTAACCAAACCAACTTCACCGCCGGCGAGCTGTCTCCGCGCATGCTTGGTCGTGTCGACATTGGCCGGTACCAGAATGGCGCCCAGATCATCCAGAACGCCTGGCCCCTTGTGCACGGAGGCTGCACGCGGCGCGACGGCACCCTGTACGCAGCCACCACCAAGTACCCGGCCAAACGCTCCCGCCTGATCCCGTATGTGTTCAACAAGTCGCAGTCCTACATGTGCGAGTTCGGCGACCTATACGTGCGGATCTTCTATCCGGATGGCACCTACACCGGGATCGAGCTGGTCAGCCCGTACACCGAGGCAATGCTCAGCACGATCGATTACGTGCAGGGCGCCGATACCATGTTCATTTTCAATACGGCGGTGCCTATCTACCGGTTGCGCCGCATCACGGACTTGCAGTGGAGCCTGGCAGCCGCTCCATTCGTGACCAAGCCGTTTGATGAAAAGGGGATCAGCCTGACCACATCGGCCACCATCAGCGATATCACTGTTGGCGTTGGGCGCACGTTCACATCATCTGTCGCCGCATTCCTGGCCGCCGACGTGGGGCGCGAGATCTGGTCCGGCGGCGGTATTGGCAAGATCACTGGGGTGACCAGTGCGGCCGTGGCGACCGTACAGGTCATCACTGCATTTCCGGTCACGCCAATGACCTCGTGGTCTATCAAGGGCTCACCTCAAACAAACCTGACGCCAAGCGCTGTCGGCAGCGTGGGCGTTGTCATCAGCCTGACGCTGGGTGCCGCCGGGTGGCGCAGTGAGAACCTGGGCAACTTCGTGAAGATCAACAGCGGCCTGGTTGAAATTCAGGCGGTCACCAGTTCCACCGTTGTATCCGGCATTGTACGGGCCGCGCTCACCTCGGCCGTTGCATCGCCGGCCAATGCCTGGTCAGTGGAAGGGCCGGTATGGAATGACATTGATGGTTACCCATCCACTGGCACCTTGCACGAACAGCGCCTGGCTGCTGCTGGCTCGCCGGCCTACCCGCAGACCATCTGGGAATCACGCACCGGTGAGTACTTGAATTTCGAACTTGGCACCAAGGATGACGACGCCATGTCATTCACCGTGTCGAGCGACCAGATCAACCCAATCACCCATATGGCCCAGATCAAGGCCCTGATTGCGTTGACCTACGGCGGCGAGTTCAGTCTCACCGGGGGCGTTGAAAAGCCCATCACCCCCACGAACATCCAGGTCAAGAACCAATCGGTTTACGGCTGCAACAACGTCAAGCCGGTTCGGATCGGTAACGAGCTGTATTTCATGCAGCGGGCCGGCCGCAAGCTGCGCGCTATGGCCTACAAGTACGACTCCGATGCCTATGGCGCACCAGATATGTCCGTGCTGTCTGAGCACGCGACAGAGACCGGAATCATCGACATGGCCTATCAGCAGGAGCCTGAATCAGTTCTGTTCCTGGTGCGTGCTGATGGTGTGATCGCCACCCTCACTGTTGACCGTGACCAGGATGTGGTGGGCTGGGCCCGTCAGATCACCGACGGCCAGTTTGAATCGGTCGCCTCGATCCCTACCGCTACCGGCGAACAGATGTGGGCCATCGTGAGCCGCACCATCAACGGCGTGCAGACGCGGTATATCGAGCGCTTCACGTCGGGCGTTCGGGTTGACTGTGGCGTCGCCGCAACCAGCGGGCCAGGTGCTGCAACCTGGAGCGGACTTGCCCACCTGGAAGGGAAGGTGGTCGATATTGTCGCCGACGGCGTGGTCATGCAGCAGCAGACCGTTACCGGCGGGCAAGTGACCATCCCGCGTAACGCCTTCGCCATCCAGATCGGCCTGCCATTCAAGACCCAGATCAAGACCCTGACGCCAGAGGTTCAGGGCGGAACAGGTAGTGCCCAGGGCAACAGCATGCGGGTTGGTGAGGTGACGCTGCGCTTCCTGAACACCACCGGTTGCGAGCTCAACGGCCAGCCGATTGCATTCCGTGATCTTGGATCAGAGGCATTGGATAAGCCGCCTGTTCTGTTCACCGGTGATCACCGCATAGAAAACCTTGGGTGGGAGCGAGGCGAGGCCTCTTTGCTGATCGAGCAGAACCAGCCGCTGCCGTTCCACCTGCTGTGCGTCATTAAAAAGATGTCTTTTAACGATTGAGGAATTTCCCATGATCAGGCCCGCGAAACACTCCGATGTCCCCCGGCTGATCGAGCTGGGAACGCTGCTGCACGCCACCACCAGTTATTCCAACATGAGCTTTTGCCCGGTCAAGTCGGCTGCCTTCCTGCACGAACTGATCAATGGCCATGGTGTGGTTTTCGTTGCCGAGGTGCGCGGCGAGGTGGTTGGCGGAATGGCTGGCGCGGTGACCGATCAGTGGTTCAGCAATGACCTGATTGCCTACGACTACTCGGTATTTGTCGAGCCATCCAAACGCAATGGCGTGATCGCTATCCGATTGATCCAGGCGTTCAAGGAGTGGGCAAAGATCAAGGGCGCCAAACAGATCTACATGGGGATCGGTACCGGCGTCAGCGTTGAAGGAACCACCCGGCTTTATGAATCCCAGGGCCTACGAAATATCGGCCCTCTTTTGATGATGGAGATCTGACATGGCAGTAGGTGCAGTAGGTGCGGCTGCTTATGCAGCGCTGGCAGCGGCGACCGTCTACTCGGTTTACACCACCCAGCAATCAGGGAAACAAGCCCAGCTCAATGCGAATGCTCAGTCGGAGCAGGCCCAGAATGACGCCGACAACGCCGCCAGCGCAGCAGTGGTACAGGCTGACCGTATCCGTCGCCTTGCCCGCAATCAGGCCAGCGAAGCCAATGCGGCGCTCGCAGGTTCTGGTGTTGTGACCGGTGAAGGGACGGCGATCAATATCAACCAAGAGATCATCGGCAACGCCGAGCAGGATGCTGTGCTGACCATCTTTAATGGGCAAAACCAGAAGGCCCGCGGTTATGCAGACGCCAGCAACTACAGTCTGGCCGGTAGCCAGGCGCGCAGCTCTGCCAATTCGCAGTCGATCGGCACCGTGCTTTCTGCTGGCGCCCAGGCGGGCATGAGTTGGAAGGCGTCGGCTGCTGGTAAAAACGGAACGGTCTCGTCTGTAGGAGGATCCAACTGATGGCCCAGATCCCGTTGGGTAATTTCGCACAGGTAGCGGTTCAGCCAGAGGCGCCGCAGAGTCGCGTCATCACTGCTGACAACCGTGGTCAGACCCAGGCCGCGCAGCAGGTTGCAAGCACCGTGCAGAATGCCGCTCTTGGTGTGCTGAACAACATCAACAAAGAGGATCAGGCGCTCGCGCGGGTAAAGGCTAGCAATGCGCTGATCGACCGTGAATCGCAGATCAAGACGATTTCCACCGATCTGGACGAACAGATTCGCGTGGGCAAGCTGTCCTATGACAAGGCGCCAGAAGCCTATAACGCGGCAGTATCGAAACTCGACCCTATTGATACGCCCGGGCTTGATGCCGCCCAACAGGGCGAGATTGGCAACTCGCTCAAGCGCATCCGGTTGGGAGGCCTGGCAAATATCCAGGCATCCGTCGCGAAGGGCCGCATTCTGTCCGCGCAAAGTGATCTGACCTCGCGCATGGACATGCTGGGCAAAGATGCTGCAATGCCCGGTGCGAACGTAGACCAGATCAATGCCCGCATGGATGTCGAGGATGTCGACACCGCCGGACACCTGGCATTCGGCGAGGCCTGGGCCAGCAAGAAACAGGAATTCAAAGACCAAAACTGGACCACGCACGCCACCCAGCGGGTTATCGAATCACGGGAAAACCTGGGTAGCCTCAAGAAAGTTGAGCACGACCTGACGGCCGAGGATGGTTTCTACGCTGGAAAGCTTGATCCAGAGAAGCGCAATCAGCTGCTCAACACCGTGACCGGGCGAATCTTCCAGGTTCAGGAGCACCAGCAGCGCCAAGCTGAAATGCGTGAAATGAAGGCTGAGCGCGCCTTGAGTCAGATGGATCAGCAGGCCGCAAGCGGCGTTCCGCCAACGCCAGCAGACCAGCAGCGCTGGAAATCGTTGACCGCCGGCACTTCAGTGGCTGGTGAGTTCAGCGCCCGCATGCAGGAAATGACCCAGGTACAGGGCCTGCTGCGCCAGCCGCCGGCAGTTGCCCAACAGTTCATTGACCAGCAGCGCCAGCAGATGCAGGCGAATGGCGGGAGCGTCACTCAGCAAGCCAACCTGAACCGCTTGCAGTCTGCCGTGGACAACAACATCAAGTTGATGCGAGAAAACCCGCTGAGCTTCAACGCAATGCGAACCGGCGCCGATGTGGCGCCGCTGGACGTTTCAGGCATCACCACGCAAGAAGGCCAGCAGAAGCTGGGCGAGCAGATCGCCGACCGCTTCGACGTAGTGAACTCGGTGCGCAAGGCTTACGGCCCCGAGGTCAACCGCAACCCATGGAAGCCGGAAGAGGCGACGATGCTGACTGCCCTGATCAAGCAGGCTGACGACAGCACCAAGCTGCAATTGTTCGGCGCCATCGCCGGGTCATCGCCGTCCGGCGCCGACTTTGCTGCCGCCATCAAGCCTCTGGTAGCCGATGACCCCGTTGCTACCCTGGCGGGTATGGCGCAGTTTCGTGGGCTCAAGGGCGCTGACGGAACTGACGTTCCGCGCACGCTGCTGGCTGGGGCCAAGGTACTAGCTGACAAGTCGGCGCCAATGCCTAAAGACAAGTTTTTCCGGGATGCCTTCGACGAGCATGCCGGTGCGGCACTCATACCCGGAACCCCGCAGCGTGAGCAGGCATACCTGGCGTTCAAGTCGTTGTACGCCGGCACCGCTGCAGCGAAGGGGTTGAAGTACGACGAGGGTGACGACTTGGACAAAAAGACCGCCACGGCCGCATTTGACATGGCAACTGGTGGTGTTGCTGAGCGTGCCGGCGCGAAGGTGATCAAGCCTTACGGCATGGGTGACGACGACTTCAACAAATCCGTAGACATGCAGATCGAGGGCATGGCCAAGGCCAGCAAGATCCCGGTCAGCCAGTTGGAGGATATGCCGCTGATGCCGGTGCCGGGCAAGGAAGGCTCCTATTACCTGCTGAACGCCGGCCGGGTGCAGATTGACCCGGACACCCAGAAACCCATCATGGTGATCGTTAAATGAGCTGGCTTGATGGAATGATCGAAGACAGCGAGGCGCGTAGTCAGGATGAACGCCTCGGTCGAACTGCTGACAAGCTGGCGCCTGGAGTGTTCACCGGTGCGTTTAGTACTATTGGGCCAAACCTGCTGCGTGGCGCCATCGAGGGCGGGCGCACGATCCAATCCACAGCTTTGCAATTGGGCAGCCTGGCCATTGAATCGGACCTGGCCATCAGTTCGTCCTATACGCCTGATGATGGGCAGTTGGCGGACCAGCAGCGGTTCCGGGAAACCCAGGCCCGCGACATCGGCGAGCGCACGGCAAAGTCGGTAATGGATTTGCGCCCAGACCCATCTGAGGTTGGCCTTGTCGGGCAGATCCTGGGCGAAGCGTCTGCCGTTCTCCCGCGTACCGTCCTGGGCGCAATAGCAGCCGGCCCGGCGGGTGCTGCTGTTGCTGCCGGCGCCCCCGCTGGGTTCTCCAGCAAACAAGTTGGCATGGCTGAAGGACTGGATGAATCCACCGCCACCCAAAAAGGCCTGATTGATGCTGCAACCATGGGGGTTGGCGCCGTACTACCGGCGGCGAAGTTCGTCAAACCATTGCTGGGCGATGTCTCAATCGCTGTGGGTGCCAACGTAGGGCTGGGCATGGCCGGTCGAGGCGCCACATCAGCGCTGCTGGAGAGTAACGGCTATCACAGCCAGGCGGCCCAGTACAAAGCCATGGACGGCACTGCCCTGGCAACTGACGCAATCATGGGTCTGGCGTTCTTCGGTATTGGTCGTGCCAACTTCCGGCGCCCAACTTCCTCCCAGGTCGACGCCGCCTTGACAGAGCGCACCAACCAGCATGCCGACGTTGATACCGCGCCAGGCGCGCCGATTAATCCCCGGTCAGCCATGGCTCACCAGGATGCAATCCGCACCGTGATCAACCAGTTGCAGCGCGGAGAGCCTGTGGTACTGCCCGATAGCATTCACTCGGCTGAGTTCCTGCGCGAAGCCGACGCCTCCCCCAAGATGGCACCGAGCAAGGACGTTGCCCTGGCCACTGCCCGTCAGGACTTGGAGCCAAAGCTACGCGTCGAGCTGGAGCAGGAAGCCGCCGGTATCTTGCCGAACGTGAAGGACGTGAAGGCCGAACTGTCGACCGTCGCGCAGAGCCTGGCCACGCTGGACGACACGTTCAAGGCGCGGGCCAAAGAGTTCCAGCAGCAGGGCCAGGGCCGTAAGCAGGCCGAGCAATCAGCCCGTCAGGCCATCGAGGCTGAACGCCTGGACCTATCCGACCGACAGGCCTCGCTGAATGAAGCCTTGGGCGGTAACCGTAGCGCCGAGCAAGCCCGTGCTGACCTGAACACCATGGACCGTGGCGAAGTCCCGCAGCGCTTCCAAGACCGCATTTCCCAGCGCGCTGACACCATCGTGAAGGGATTCGATAAAAAGCCATTGGCTGCTGGCGTGGCCGAGGCCAACACCAAGTTGACCATGGCGCAGATCGCCCGCCAGGAAATCACCCGCATCCTCGACGACATTGAACGCGCCGACCCGACACCGCAGCCAAAGGCGCTGGATATTCCAGAGCAGAAAGCAATGCCAAAGGCCGATGTAGCAGCGCCCAAGGGTGAATCTCCACCAGGTGGCAAACCTGCCGATGCCGGAATATCGGCATCGCAAGCTGATACCGCCAAGCCGGCCGGCGAGTCTGGCACTGCTGACCCGGTGGTACAGGTCGCTGACGAAATCCTGGCCCGCGTCGAGGATATGCGCATTGCTACCGGCGCCATGGATGCCGACGGCAACCCCATCACAGTGTCGGCTCGCGAACTGCTGGCCAGCGCCGATGCCGATATCGTCAAAGCACAACAGGATGCCAAGGGATTCGCTGCGGCGGCCGCCTGTTTCCTGCAACGAGGTGATATGTGAATATGCGGCAACATTGGTGCATCAGGAATACATGGATGAAGCAAATACTGCTGTTGGCCGCCCTCGCGTTGCTGGGCGGCTGTGCCACTGAGGGGAAGTACCAGCGCGCCCTCGACACTTGGAAAGGGTCTACAGAGCTTGACCTGATCCGTGGCTGGGGCGCACCGCAGCAAGTTTACGAAGCCGACGGCCACAAATTCCTAGTCTTTTCTAATAACCGGAATGTAGTGATGCCTGGTGTTTCTCCGACCTATCAGACCAACTTCGTTGGTAATACCGCATACACCACCGGCTATGGTGGGTCGCCTGCAATGAACTTGGATTTGTTCTGCACCACAACCTTTGAAGTCGTGGACGGCAAAATCTACAACTGGTCCTATCGCGGCAACGACTGCACATCCACCGATTAAATAGTCGGGAAACCGTCTACCGCCGAACCATAGGCTTGCTCCCATTCAACCAGGAGCAAGCCCATGCGCCCCGAATGCATCAAGGCCGTCACCCAGGCCATTGGCCGTCCCCTCAACCAGCAGGAAATCCAGGGCATCGAGAACCGCGTGCGCCGCAACATGAAGCAACTGGCGCAGACCGATACCACCTGGCAATCCAAGACCGCCGCCGACCGACTGAATGAAGCTGCCGCCAAGTCTGCCAAGGATCTGGTGGCCGAAGCCGACCTCAAGAAAAAGCGCGTGGCGCTGACCATCCTGGCCCACGACCGTATCGACAGCTACATGCAGCGTTTCCCGGAGCATCCGCTTGAAGGGCTCGACCGGATGTTGGCGTTCTCCAGTGACGGCAAGAGCGGGATTCTGTCGATTGAGTCATCCACCCGGGCGATCCGCGACGACTCCATCAGCCGCATGCTGGACGTGATCGACCAGACCAAGGGCAAGTTCATGGGGCTGTTCCAGGATGAAGCCGGAAACCTTGCCCTGGTGCGCGAGCTGCACGGTGAGGACTCCGGCAGCGCGGTGGCCAAGACCGCCGCCAAGCAGTTCAAGGACACCGCCGAACAGTTGCGCCAGCGCTTCAACCGCGCCGGCGGCGACGTCGGTTTCTTGGATGATTGGTCCATGCCGCGCGATCACTCCCAGGTGAAGGTGGCCAAGGACCAGACCAAGTGGGTCGCCGATCATGTGCAGTGGGCGAACCGTGGCAAGTACCTCAAGGAAGACGGCACGCCGATGAATGACGCGGAGTTGACCGACTTTCTCAATCACGCCTGGGTCACCCTGGCCACCGGCGGCACGAACAAGCTGGAGCCTGGCCAGGCCGCCGGCAACGGCATGCGCGCCAACCGTGGCAGCGAGTCACGCCAGATCCACTACAAGGACGCGGAAAGCTTCATCGCGGCTCAGAAGGCGTACGGCGACCGCAACCTGCTGGAACTTTTGATCGGGCACATTGACCGGGCGGCACGGGACATTGCCCTGGTTGAATCCCTGGGCCCAAATCCCAGCAACCAAATGCGCTACTTTCTGGACGCCGGGCAGAAAGCGACTGACATGGCCAGGCCAACGGACGCAGTGAAAACCGCCAAGCAGCGCCGCAAGATTGAGCATCTGTTTGAGGAAGTGGCCGGCACCCGCGAACCGCCGGTGTCTGCCGCCCTGGCCAATGGGTTCGACACCTATCGGGCGCTCAACGTTGCCAGCCGCCTGGGCTCCGCTGTTCTGACTTCGGTCACCGACCAGGGAACGCTGGGCCTTACCGCGTCCATGAACGGTATGCCGGTGATGAAGGTGTTCGCCAATGAATTGCGCATGCTCAACCCGGCCAGCGCCGCCGACCGACGCATTGCTCAGCGCGCAGGCTTGGGCCTGAACCAACTGATCGGCAGCCTGAACCGCTTCGGTGCCGATGGACTGGGCACCAATGAGCAGGTGGCGGGGCGCATCGCCAAGTTTTCCCAGACCGCTGCGAGCAAGGTCATGCAGGCATCCGGGCTCAATGCCTTGACCGCCGGCAGCCAGCGGGCGTTCGGCGCAACCATGCTAGACACCATCGGCGATATGACCCGCCGGCATGATTCCTTTGCAGCCATGGACCCAGCGGATGCCAAGCGCCTGGCGGGTCAAGGCGTCACCGACACGGACTGGTCTGTCTGGCGCCTGGCACAGCCTGAGGACTGGCGCGGAGTGGGCGACACCGTACTGACGGCGAACAGCATCTACCGAATCCCTGACGCCGACCTGGTGCCGATGGCGCGGCAACTCAAGACAACCCCGCAGCGCCTCAAGGATCAGGCTGCCACCAAGTTGCTGGGGGCCGTGCTGGATGAAACCAACATGGCGATCATCGAGCCGGGCTCCCGCGAGAAAGCCATGATGCACGGCGGTATTGAGCGTGGAACCTGGAAGGGTGAGTTGACGCGCTCGTTCTGGCAGTTCAAGAGCTTCTCTATCAGCATGATGATGCGTCACGGCGCGCGCGGCATGGCCCAGGAAGGCTGGGGAAAGGCTGGGTATTTGGCTGCCCTGGTCGCATCCACCACGGTACTTGGCGGCATGGCCATTCAGTTGGGCGAGATTGCCGCAGGCCGCGACCCGAAGGACATTACCGACGACAAGAAGTGGGGTGTGCCTGGCCTGCGCTTCGGTCTGGCCTCATTCCTAAAGGGCGGCGCCATCGGGCTTTACGGCGACTTTCTGTTCTCCGACACGTCACAGGGTGGCAGCTCTCCGCTTGCTGCCCTGGGCGGGCCGATTGCCGGCGACCTTGAGGCGGTGTTCAAACTGAAGGACAACGCCGCCGACGTTGAGGTCAACCAAACCGGCGGCAAGCTGGTGCGCCTGGCCAAGAGCCATTTGCCCGGTGCAAACCTCTGGTACACCAAGGCTGCAACTGATCACCTGATCTTCAACCAACTGCAAGACTACTTCTCGCCCGGATACCTGCGACGCATGAAACAGCGCGCCCACAAGGAGTTCAAGCAGTCGTACTGGTGGGAGCCGGGCGATTCAACACCAGATCGCGCGCCGAACCTTGGCGCTGCTGTAGGAGCGAAATAATGCGCGACGATCAGATCACCCGATTGCAAGCGCTCAGCGAGCGCCTGGGCGAAGTTGTTATCACCGAGGTAGACCCGCAGAACTGGCCCGCTGCTGAGAAGCTTCCCGCCGACTTAACCCAGGAAGAGCGGGGTAATCGCTACTGGTGCAAGAAGAACGCCGCCGCCACCATGACCCTGCTGCTCAAAGTCGTGAACATCGCCGGCATCATGAACCGACAGAAGCCAGCCCCGGACGCTGGTCACGCTGTTGATGAACTGGACGGCGAGTTAGCTGCCGCCGAACGAGAGGCCCAGGCCATTATCGATCGGATGCAGAAGGCCGGGAATGTCCACTGACCCAGAGAAGAAAGTCAGCCTACTGGTTTTCTTCATGCTGTGGGCGCGGCGCATGCGTTGGGATGTGCCGTTTATCCACGTGCAGGCGCTTATATGGCTTGAGGCCAAAGGGTCTCTGGCCGTTTTGCGTTGCTTCCGGGGCTTCGGCAAGTCGACGCTATTGGCGATCTACAATGCCTGGCTGTACTACAAGGATCCGACCTATCGAATCCTGCACCAGTCCGAATCTGACCCCACGGCCTACAAGACCAGCCGCGATACGCAGAACGTTATCCGCAATCACCCGCTGACCCGCCATCTGCTGCCGCCCAACCAGGGCACAGTGGAACAGTGGTGGGTTGAAGGTGCTTCCGACTTCCGTAACGCCAGCATGTTCGCCAAGGGCATTCTGTCGAACGTTACGTCAGCCCGTGCGGACGAGTGCCAGAACGATGACGTGGAGGTTCCGCGCAACATCCAGACCCCCGAGGCGCGGGAGAAGCTGCGCTACCGCCTGGGCGAGCAGACACACATCCTGGTGCCCGGTGGCAGCAAGCTCTATATCGGCACGCCGCATACCCACGACAGCCTGTACGACGAACTCGAAAGCATGGGAGCCGACTGCCTCACCATCCGCATGTTCGCCCATGAACACCGGATAGAGGACGCCAAGCAGAACGCCTATGACGTCCCGTTTGTGCCCGACGTGGTGTTCTCCGGGATCGGCAAGCATGCCCGTGTACTGGTGCTGGGCAAGGACTACCAGGCCACAAAAACCGGCATCGCGTTCTTTACACCGCCCGGCACCCTGGTTGACTGCTACGCCGGCAGTGCCTGGCCTGAACGCTTCGACATGGCGACGCTGGAAACCCGGCGCCGTGAAACCCGCACCATCAACGAATGGGATTCGCAGTATCAGCTCCACTCGAAACCCGTCACGGAGGTTCGCTTAGATCCTGCGCGCATCATCCCGTATGACGTCCAGCCGGTCATGCGCTACGCCAACAACGCGGCAGCGATGTACCTGGGCGCCACACAGATCGTGGGCGCCATCGCCTATTGGGACTGCTCGCTGGGCAAGATCAAGTCTGACGCCTCGGCCTTTTCGCTGATCCTCACGGACGCGCGCGGGCAGCTCTATTGGCACCTGGCCGCGGGCCTAACCGGGGAAATTGCCGAGTTCGACAGCAAAGACAAGATCATCGGTGGCCAGGTGCACCAGATCCGTGAACTGGTGATCAAGCACCAGATCCCCAGGGTGATCATCGAGACCAACGGCCCGGGCGGGTTCGCGCCGCCGATCCTCAAGCAAGCACTGAAGGGCACCGGCTGTGGGGTAGGGGAAGAGCATTCCAGCACCAACAAGCAAAAGCGGATCCTCGACGCCTTTGAATCGCCGCTATCTGCGCGCTTTCTGTGGGCTCATGTCGAGGTGCTGAAAATCATCTGGGACCAGATGCGCGACTTCAACCCGGCACTGACCAACCAAGAAGACGACTACATCGACTCCGGCGCCGGCGGCATTTCCCAGACCCCCGTCCGCATTGGCCGGATAGTCGGGAAACCGACAGAGGCTCGTCGTGACAATTGGCGTCCAGATGCGGGCGTGCATGAGGTTCAAGTGGACTATTAGCCCGCCACTACCAGGGGCCAATCATGTCAGTTCAACCCGGACCAACGTTCAAACGCTACGCAGCCAATGGCGTGGCCACCGTGTACACCATCCCATTCCTGCTGCTGGATGCGGCTGACCTGCAGATCACCTTGGACGGAACGCTGGTAACTACTGGCTTCACCTTGTCCGGGATCGGCAATTCAACCAGTTCATGCACTTTTACCTCAGCACCTACTGGCGACCTGCTTTTCCTGCAGGTTGTTCCGTTCCAGCGGTTGGCTGACTACCAGATGAACGGAGATTTCCTGTCGCAGACGGTAAACCGGGACTTCGACCGTCTCTGGCTGGCCGTCAAGCAACTGAATCGAGACAGTGGGCGAGCGCTTACCGTCAGCCTGCTAGAGCCAGAAGGCATTCCACCATTGCCAGTGAAGGCTATCCGGGCTTTGAAAGTTCTGGCATTTGACGTCGATGGCGCCCCTGTCACATCGACCCTCACGCTTGCGCAACTTGAACAGCAGCCAGCACTGGCGCTGGAGTCTGCTACTGCGTCGGCAGCCTCTGCCGTGTCCGCCAATGAATCCATGGTTTCCGCTGGTGTGTCTGCGAATGCATCTGCAGCGTCCGCTGCTGCTGCTTCGTCTTCCGCTCAATCGGTGGCTTATGCTGCGCTCCAGCTTGGCATGTCGACCTGGGGTTATCGGCCTCAACCATTTCCAGGGTTTGCGCTGGACGACGGCCAGGAACTAGACCGATCCGTATACCCGGCCTTTGCTGCTGCGCTTGACGCCGGTCTTTTGCCGACTGTGACCCAAGCACAATGGAATGCCGACCCAGCAAACCGGGCTTGCTTCGTTGCGATTTCCAGCGCGGGCAAATTCCGCATGCGAGACCTTAACGGCAAATCAGCAGGCTCCCTTGGTCGCGTCTTCCTCGGTGGTGATGGCGCACTGTCCGCAGGCACAAATGGGATTATTCAGGACAGTCAAAACAAGTCTCACAGTCACAACCTGTCAAACCAAACATACAATTCCAATACTACGACCCCGGGACCTATCAACTTAGGCGGCCTTACCGGAACCGACTTTCAGAAGGGCACCGGCACTGGCACTTACGATGGTGCCGGCGTCTCATCTTCTTCTGGCGGCGTCGATGCGAGGCCGGTAAGTGCGACCGGCGCCTGGATGACGCGTCTGTTCGGGGTAATTACGCCGCTCGGTTCGGCAGAATCCGCATCGCTCGCGACAGCCTATGCATCCCTAGCTTCAAGGATCTCCGCATTAGAGGCGTCATTTGTATCGGCCGATACAGCTTGGGTAGCAGGTTCTTTTTTAACATTCCCTCACGGTCTTGGTATGCGACCTCAGCTCGCTCAGGTGGAGGCCGTATGTGTTATAGCAAATACTGGGTACATTGCCGGGGATGTTGTTGAGCTTGGGTCTGCGCAGTTTTTCTTTAACGGCTCAAGCTACGGGTTTAATTTAGTTGTTGACGCAACAAACGTTAAATTGAAAGTGGCGGCTGATGGAATCACCCTAATAAATCCAACAACCGGAGTTGTCGGTATTATTCTTCCGGCATCATGGAAGCTTAGGGTGAAGCTCAGAAAATAGCGCCATTTATCAGTTGGTTTGATTGACGCCGGGTTGTCCGGCGTTTTCCGTCCCATCCACCAGCAGCCGCTGATTCTCCCTGAGTAGGTAGTCGCGCTGCTCGGACACCATCATCAGACTGTTGACCCTTCTGTCTAGTGCCGAGTTGTCGTAATTGAGCCTGGAGATTTCTGATCTCGCCTTCGTCAATTCGGCCTCGGCCAGTGCCTTCCCGGTGGACAGTAGGTCATTCATCTGCACCAGGCCGGCGACGTTGGCCCGCGCTTTACGCAGCATGGCCTGGGTTTGGACAAGCTCGTCCTCGAGCAGGGCGCACTGGTGCTGGTACATTTCCAACGGCGTTGGGCAGCCGAGCCACGTAGAGGTGTCTTCGTCGATGTTCAT